AGGATCTTATGTTTTTACCAAAAACCATGAAAATAAAAAAGAAATATATGATGATTCCTATTTATTAAAATTTATGAAAAGCAATTTGGACTTGAATAAAATAGTTTCTTAGGTTTTACACCTTTTAATATTTAAAACGTCAAATTTATAAATAGTAAAAAGGTATAAATGATAATATATTATAAAATAAAATAATATATTATAATATATGAAAACTAAAGGTAATCGTAAATCAAAAAATTTAAAAAACACAACAAACCAAAATAAAACAATGAAAAAATCAAATAAAATAAACTCTTGCAATGAATTCTGTAAAAATGTTTATGTTTATGAAATAGATAAACAAAATAAAGAACGCCTAAAAGGAAGCAATGTTGCTTATAACCCAAAAATAGGCAGAGGTTTTAGAATATCTACTTGTAAAAAAAATTTTTGTAATAAAAATTGTAAAAAAACTTATAAGTATTATGATAAAGAAAGCGAAAAACTTTTTAAAAAAAATATAAAAAATAATTTCATAACAAATATGAGACCAGAACTAATAGAAAAAATGAAAACAAAAGGTGCTATATCATATTGCGACGGTTTTGTTTATAATCCATTTAATAAAAATAAATAATCGACGTTTGAAATGTTAAAAGGTTTTAAAATAAATTCATATTTATTAATTTACAAATAAACATAAATTATTTTTAAGTATTTCAATTTTTACATCCAAAATCAAAAAAATTGAAATAAATTTTTAACCATTAAAGAAATGTATTAATTTATAACCATATCAACGTTTCAAACTATTATTACGATTACGATTACGATTACGATTACGATTTAATAAAATGTCCGAATTAACTTACATTTCAAGTATTAATGTTTTGTCCAATATTGAGGATTTAAAAGTAAATATTATTAAAACTCTTGCTAGGTGGTTTCCGAATAAATATGTCTTCAATACAGAGAGTCTAGAGAGTTGGGTAAAAAAAGATGGAAGTGAGATTGATATACTATATGGCGATAGTTTTCAATTTGAATTATGTATGTGTGATACAAATATATATAAACTCGGTATGTATGCTGTGGGTTGTTATAGACGCCATGGAACCACTTTTGACTTCTATGAATATATTCTAGATAACTTAGAATATCAACTCAAGTATCCTAAAAGTGAGTTCGCCACTATGTCAGATTGTTACGATGCGTCTCAAGATACTATCGCAGAAACATTCCTTTACGACGACTGGGAAGATCATAGACAAATGTCTTATTATAAAAATACTGGATTTATTCCGCCGGGTGGCGTTGACGCTGGTAAAAAGACTTCGTTTGAAGATGAAGAGGATGATGAAAGTGAATATGATGATGAAAGCGAATATGATGATGAAAGTGAATATGATGATGAAAGTGATTATGCTAGTGAAGTAGATGAAAATGAAGTCATTATGAATATGAAATTGTGTGATATGACTGATGTACAGATTGAAAAATATTGCGAACTGATTGGTCAGTTCCCGCGTGATGAATGCAACGAATGGTCTATGAACTATTCTGGTGGTCCTATTCTTAGATACTCATATTGCAAGTTTATTCAATGGGGTATAGAAGACAAAACAGTATCCAATATTACCATCAGTTGCGCCACATTTGATCAAGTCACATTCACAAATTATGTCTTTAATAACGTCAAATTCGAAGAATGTGTTTTCAAGGATGTTGTTTTAAATAACACTACTTTTAAGAATTCCAAATTCATTGATTGTGTTTTCGACTCAAGCATAGTGCCCGACGACTCATGTGAAGTAATTACATACGAGGACTATATTGACGAGGATGATTACTACAAGGACTCTGATGAGGAGTCTAATCATCAGGAGTCTGATGACGAAAAAGACCAGCGCCACTTATACTAAATCTAGCATAACTCAGTTACTAAAAATTATTATTATTATTATTATTATTATATAAATTTGTTAATTAATTAAATAAAAAAGATAAGGGATATTCCCTTTTTTCATCAAAAATTATGAAATGAATATTCATTATTTTTACAAATATAAATATTTTGTATTTTTTGTGTATCAATGATTTTAGAAATATTTATTTGGATTTCATTTAACCAATCAAATTTATCATTATAAACATCATTTTGTAGTAAGCGAATTATGGAGAATCCATTTTTATTAGCGCAATCAGTCTTATATTTATCTTTTTCTATTTGGGTTTCAGGTGAAGTCCAATTAGAAACTTGTGTAAAATGTTGTTCGCCGTCAAGTTCGATAATAATTTTTAATTCTTCTATAGCAAAATCATATGGTAAACAGAACTTATTTTTACACCATTCCACCTTATATTGTCTTTTAATTGTTGGATAAATTTCTTTTATTTTTTCATAAAATTTATATTCAGTTTTGTTAATACAACTAGGACAACCGTGTTGTAAAAGATGAACAAATGGTTTTTGTAAAAACTCCCCGTGTTTTTTACAAATTATAATTATACTTGTATAATTATTTAGATAATCAACTTTAGAATAATCATATTTATTACCGTGTATTTTTTCCGCTTTTTCAATAAATTCTAATATATCTAATTTAACATTATTAGAGCATTTTGGACATCCACATTTTCTATTTATATGAAAATCTGGTATTTGAGTAAATTCACCATGTTCTCTACATATTATTATAATTTGTGTATCCGCATTTATGTATTCAACTTTTGAATAATCATACTTATTATTATGTATGATCTTTGCTTTTTCAATAAAAGAATGTGTATCTAACTTATAGTTCTTAGCACATTTTTGACAATTATAGTTACATAAATGGTTTGACGGTGTTTGATAAAACTCTCCGTGCTCTCTACATATTATAGTAACCTTTGTTTTCGCATTTATGTAATTAACTTTTGAATAGTCGTATCTATTTTTATGAATTTTGTTTGCTTTAGAAATAAATAATTCTGTTTTATCAGGGTGTAGTATCATTAATATACTATATAATAATGTTATAAGTTGTTTTGGTAACAAATTATTTCAATTTTATAAAAATATGACAATTGTAAAATTACATTATTGTTAATTAAATTTAATTAATTAATTTTCCAAAATATTTTTTTCTTTAGCATCTATATAAAATGGGAGGAGGACTTATGCAACTCGTGGCTTACGGAGCCCAAGATGTTTACCTAACTGGTAACCCACAAATTACCTTCTGGAAGGTCACTTACAGAAGATACACTAACTTTGCCATCGAATCGATTGAGCAAACATTTAACGGTCAAGCTGATTTTGGACGCAGAGTCCAATGTGTTATCTCCAGAAACGGAGACTTGGCTTACAGAACTTATCTCCAAGTTACACTCCCTGAGATTAACCAACTCATGGGTCTTGGAAACTACTCTACCGGCCAGAACACCGGTGTTTATGCCCGTTGGTTGGATTTCCCCGGCGAGCAACTCATCGCCCAAGTTGAGGTCGAGATTGGCGGTCAAAGAATTGATCGTCAATATGGTGACTGGATGCACATCTGGAATCAACTCACCATGACTGCTGAGCAACAAAGAGGTTATTTCAAGATGATTGGTAACACTACCCAACTTACCTTCATCACTGATCCCTCTTTCTCTGATGTTGAGTCTCCTTGCGACTCCTTGGCTCCCCGTCAAGTTTGCGCTCCTAGAAACGCTCTTCCTGAGACCACTTTGTACGTGCCCCTCCAATTCTGGTTCTGCACAAACCCCGGTCTTGCTCTCCCCTTGATTGCTCTCCAATACCACGAGGTCAAGATCAACCTTGATATCAGACCTATTGATGAGTGCTTGTGGGCTGTCACCACATTGAACTGCAACACCAACCCCTACGGTGGTGCTGGCGCTCAATACTCTGTTGGTCGCCCCGTTCCCGCCACTATCGCCTACAATCAATCTTTGGTTGCTGCTTCTCTCTATGTTGACTATGTCTTCCTCGATACCGATGAGAGACGCAGAATGGCCCAAAACCCCCATGAGTACTTGATCACTCAACTCCAATTCACTGGTGATGAGTCTGTTGGATCATCTTCTAACAAGATCAAGCTCAACTTTAACCACCCCGTTAAGGAGCTCATCTGGGTTGTCCAACCTGATCAGAACGTTGACTATTGCTCGTCTTTGACTTGCGATGCTCTCCTCTTCAAGGTCCTCGGCGCCCAACCCTTCAACTACACTGATGCCATTGATGCTCTCCCCAACGCTATCCATGCTTTCGGAGGTCCTCAATCAGTTGCTGCTGATTCTCGCGCTTACATTGATGCCCGTGGTTTGTTCCAAGATGCTGGTGCTCTTGACTACATCCCTGCCGCTGGTTTCACTGGATACTGGCACGGTCCCTCAAATCCTTACAATGAGGTCAACCTTGGTGGTGACGCTGTCCCTGTCAACGCTGCTGGTCTCCCCGCTTCTATTGTTGCTGAGCTCCAAGACTCTGGATCACACAAGGATAACTCTGGCGTCTCTGATGCTGGTACCTTCGTCCTCTCTGAGACCTCTTTGGACATGCACTGCTGGGGACAAAACCCCGTCGTCACCGCTAAGCTCCAACTTAACGGCCAAGATCGTTTCTCTGAGCGTGAAGGATCTTACTTCTCATGGGTCCAACCTTACCAATCACACACCAGATGCCCTGATGAGGGTATCAACGTGTACTCCTTTGCTCTTAGACCTGAGGAGCACCAACCTTCAGGCACATGCAACTTCTCAAGAATTGATAACGCCACACTCCAACTTGTCCTCTCCAACGCCACCGTTGAGGGAACCAAGACTGCCAAGGTTAGAGTTTATGCTACCAATTACAACGTTTTGAGAATCATGTCCGGTATGGGAGGCCTTAACCTGCGAATGATAATTCGTCTAATCAGGGCCGAAAAGCAGTATGCTATAGTAAAGCGACTTCTTACTATAGAAAACCATTTTGGGCGTCGCAAATTTTATCCCAGCCCAACTGCTAGTAATAGTTATTCACTTACTGTTTGACTATTGCGACATATCTTGTTGTTCGGGAAACCCCTTATAGCTTTTTCTACCAAGGATAAATACGAAAGTTTTATCTGGCCGAGAGTAATGAACTCGGGTAAGGTAATAATGAAAAAGATTGGGAAACCCGCATACCTACTACCTAAATCCGCTATGATAGGAAATGGTAGGGTGTCAGAGACTGAACGGATATGGGTCAACTATGAAGGTCTAATCAACCCGAGTTGGCTTAAGATACAGTCCTCCCCAATTGGAAACTTTTGGGAATAAGAGTGCTTATTCTAATTAAGCGCATGGTTACTTGTTACACATTTTACATTGTAATAAAATTGAATTAAATATTCATATTATGATAATTTTATAATATGACTACAATGGATTTTGAGAAATTAGAAATATATATTAAAAATAATTATAAGATTATTGAATTTAATCAGGGACACATTAAATCTAAAGGTATACACGCATATTATCATTTTAAAAATCCCTTTTGGAAAGTTATAAATGAAAACAATGAAGAAATTATATTAATGTATTGTGAAAAACAAACTTTATCTAAATTATGTCCTATAAGTTATCAAAAAATATTAAATTATGAAAAAGAAAATAATATTAAAATTACTTGGTTTGTTGCAGCTAATGGATATGTTACTGGAAATATTAAATTAACTATGCATCAAATAATAATGGATTGTTATGGTAATGGAAAAGGAACTAAAACTGTAAGTGTAGATCATATTGATAGAAACAAATTAAATAATTGTTATAATAATTTAAGATTAGCTACATTTGAAGAACAACATAGCAATTGTAAAGGTATTTTATCTGGAACAAAGAGAGAAAGAAAACACAACGCAAAAGATTTACCAGAAGGGATTACGCAAGAAATGATGAAAAAATATGTTGTTTACTATCATGAATGGTTAGATAAAGAACATACGAAAAAAAGAGAGTTCTTTAGGATTGAAAAACACCCAAAATTAGATAAACCTTGGTCTACAACAAAGTCTGAAAAGGTGTCAATTTTAGAAAAATTAACACAAGCAAATAAAGTAGTAGATGATTTAGAAAATGATATTTATCCTGAAAAAGATCAACAAACACTTCCAAAATATGTATCATTAGTTGTAACAAGAGAGAAACCACATCTTGTATATGAAAAAAGAATAGTAGATGGAAAAAGATTAAATGTTAAAATGGTTTTACCAGAAGAATATGATTTACACGACTAATTAGCTATTTTAAATGAAAAAATAAAAGAAAAATATGAAGGAGAATGTATATTATAAATCAAACTTAAATGTCTGTAAATAAAATAAAAATTGAATTTAAAAACTAGTATAAAAAAAAAGTATAATAATAAAGAAGATGAATAACTTTGAAACTGAAACTGTTAACATATATTTTAAGCAAGTTTATACTTGTAAAACGCAGACATATTGTATAAATCGTGACTACACGCTTGTACAACTATACGATTTTATAACTGCCAAAGCATATAGCGATGACTTTGGTATTGACAACAATAGTTACAAAATAGAAATAGTTGAAGCAGGGCAATTTAATAATATAAATGGACGTGACGCTGAATTGGCGCCGGCGTTGGATCCAAATGCGGAAATAACATTACGAGAAAAGTATGGTGACCGTATAGACCGTACTGTCTTTTATATTAGACCAAAATTATTTATAAATATTCCTGAAATAAATTATGACGAAATGACTCATGACGAAATGATTGTAATGGCACCAAGAACTTAATTATTTATAAAATATTTACAATTAATTAATTAATTATTTTATAATCCATCAAAAAGTCTACCTATATCCTTACACCATCTTTATAGTTTTTCTTCTTTTTGTCCTCCTTTTCTTACTAGTTTTTTTATAGGTTCTTTTTCTTTTATTACCAGTTTTACGCCTTTTTAAACCACCATGACCCATAATTCCTAATTCTTCTCTCTGTATATCTTCTATTTTTTGATTAATAGTATCTAATATTAAATCTGAAGGTTGATTATGATCGAGATCATTTAAAAAATCTTGTAATTCTCCTTCAGCATATTCGAAATCATCATGGTTTGTTCTTAAAATTATTATCCATAATCTACCTATGGCATTTTTTATATTATCTTGATGAATAAATGTATCTATACTAGTGCGCGTTGCTTGTGGAATTGAACTATAATTGCTCATTTATATAACAAATGAAAAAATTTTTGTTATATAATATTTTAAATTTAAATTTATATTTTTACATTTTATACATCAACCGATTCTTCCTGAACAATCTTTACATATTTATTATCTTCATACTTCACATTATTACAATTAAACAATTTATTCATATTAATAATTTCAGGTTTTTCGGTATCTGACGTAAATAATTTCGCAATTTGCGCATCATCTCTAAAACGCACTGTGTACGTTTGCTGAATATTATTACGCCCAATTCGTCCCATACCTTGAATAATTTTTTCCTGCGTTAAATCTAAATCTTTACTTAAATAACCATGACAAAACTGATAATTAGTTCCATAAATATAATCACTTGACGCAATAATCATATATAATTTCTGTTCATCTGCCATCTGCTTCATAATCTCAGTATACCTAATATTTTCGTGATTAATAAACACTCCGATTCCCATCAGTAGCAATATTTTCCAACTATCTTCAATTCCATTAAGTGTCATTATATCATTAACTGTATTGTCATCTATATCACTTGTAAATGATCTTGAAGTATCTAAATTGCTAGTAGTCCATTTTTCAAGATGGTCTTTCTTATTAGGAATAAATATATCATTTAATGCGGCAGTTTTAATTAAACCTTTTAAGTCGCTTATTTCTTGTGAAATTTTCTTCATCAAATTTTTACTGGAAAATTCTTCATCATATTCTCTATTGAATTTACGAATATCCTTTGTCGATTTGTTTCTTCCTGATGCGCTACCAGAACCAGTGAGATTTTTCACAGTGGACTCAATTTTCTCTTTTTCAATGTCATATACACTTTCCAATTCAGCAAGTTTTTGATTAATAACATTGTTGTACTCAATCTTTTTCATAATATCTTCCATAACAACTGACGGAATATTTGCTTGCTGTATACAAAACTTAGCAATTTTTTCAATATCATTTGACATAAATATGGTTGGACCATCTGTCAATGTATACGCATCTTTGGTTGTAATATATGCCCCTGATGTACCAACTGGTAATTGTTGTTTTACAGGAATTTGTTCGCTCGAAAGACGTGACAATGTAGAACCTGCTAAACTTTTCGAATTGAATACAGTTGTGCTTGCGGAACCAAGACTTCTAGATTTAGTAATTTTATTACCATTTACATCAACCGTTTCATTCGACAAAATTCTAGGTTTTCGTATTGTTGTAAAATAATTGTACACGATAGGCCAGTTTTCCTTAGTAATACTTTTCAATAATTTTATATAATACAATTTAATATTTGTCATATTAATATCATCGAGTGTCTCAAAATGCCTAACTAATTCCATTCTCTTGCCTGCCATATTATTTTTAAGCACATAAGTAATAAACTCAACAACTTCTTTTAAATCAAAATATCGCAACAATGTCAAATAATTTTCACAATGTTCAATAATTTTTAAAATAGTACTATGGTCACCACTTAAATAATGTGGTAGTACTACATAACCATCTTTATTAATAATAGGAATCGATTTTTTACAGTCGTGACTAACAATATTATATATATTAGCATTTTTATGTTTCTTAAATTTATTTAAGAAATCAGGTATGGTCTCAGTGAGTTCATTCATTTTAGGCAATGTTGCCGACGACAAAACTATATTGGGTATTAAATTCTCACTCCAGTTTTGTTTAATTGTCTCATGAAATTCATGATTTGAATAGTCCATTGTTATCGTTGGTTCATCCCAATAAGTAACTAAATCGAAAACGGAAGTAGTGAAGGCGAGCATATAATACATAGCAGGCAAATATGACTTGATATCACAAATCATAATTTCTACATTATCACCAACGCTATTATCGACTTTTCCAATTCCACCACTACGTTTATTTATAGAGTATTCTTTTGCGGCAAAATAGTGTAACCGAATGTCAGCAGAACTCGAACAACCAAATGCAAACGCTACTTTTTTATTCACTGAGATAGCAGATCGCGCCAACTGTAACCCAACGTGTCGCGCCGCGCATACAAATATTACCTTCTTATGCTGTGATAAAGCAAGCGGAGTTAGTGTTTTTCCTGTTCCAGTTGGTGCCATATATAATATTAATTTTGGTCCTTGATTTTTAAAAACAGTAAATATTTCCTTTTGATGTTCATACAACATTAAATCACCGTATTTTAATAGATTCGTATTTTTCTCAATTAATTCAACACCATTTTCAATTAGATCAGCAATATCTATTTCGTTTGCTAGTATATCTAATATAGTTTTTGTTAAAGTCTCGATAAATTTATTTAATCTATGAATGTTGTTTCTAATTAACTTGTATAATGTATAATAGTTTAATGAGTAGACATTTTTATTTTGTGTTTTTCTTCCCTCTAACATTTTGTTAATATGTAATAGAAGTGTATTCTCATAAACATCCGAATTCTTTATCGCTTCTTCATCATTTCGCTCCAAACGAATTTTATCTGCCGAATTTAATCGCACAATACCGTCAACCTCAATTTTCTTGTATTGCGGATGTATTTTTTTTATCTCATCTTCAATTACTTTTACTCTTTCCCGAAAATATTTATTATATACATATTCTTCAACCTTTTCATTATATTCAATTTTCAAATACATAAAAATCGACTTATTGTTATTAACTCGTATATTTACATTATCAAAACCTGCTATAATTAATTGTAATATTTCTAACTCTGATTTAGAAACGGGTACCTCAATAGAGTCCCATTCTGATTTATTTAACTTTCTTTGTTTAAGATCCATTTTAAAATTGGGGTAACTGTGTGTGTATTATTATATATTCTATTCTTTAAATTTAATTTCTAATTCAATTTTTTTTAAAATTGAAATAAAATAATATAAACAAAATTATTGTATATATCATAATAATCTAAAATGGCGAATATTTTAAAAATGTCGGATACTTATACTTTTATTTCAATTGAGGGGAATATTGGATCTGGTAAATCTACATTGTTAGCAAATTTACGAGAGCATTATAAAGATAATTACAATATTATATTTTTGAAGGAACCTGTTGACGAATGGGCGAAAATAAAAGATGTAAATGGTGTTACAATTTTAGAAAAATTTTACGCAGATCAGGAAAAATATTCATTTTCATTTCAAATGATGGCGTATGTTTCTAGAATAAAGGTACTTCGCGATACATTAAAAGAAAATCAAGAAAAATATAAAAATCTAGAGAAAAAGGATTATATCATAATTACCGAGCGCAGTTTATATACAGATAAGATGGTATTTGCGAAAATGTTATATGACAATGGCAAAATTGAAGACGTAAATTATCAAATTTATATGAATTGGTTTGACACATTTTCAGGAGAATTTCCAGTACATAAAGTGATTTATGTTAAAGCAGATCCTAAAAAGTGCTACGAACGAATTGCAAAACGTTCTAGAGAAGGCGAGGAAAACATACCTCTAGAGTATTTAACAAGTTGTAGTTTATATCATGACAACATGTTAGATAAAAGTACAGATAGTTGCGTTTGCCATAAACAATTAATTTTAGATGGAAATATTGACATTTATGAAAATAAGACACAAGTTGATAAATGGATTCAAGAAATTGAACAATATATTTTATAAAATATTTACATAATATAAATATGGCATCATTCGCATCAGCAGCAGGACCTGGTATTGATTATAGACCAGATAATACAATTATTTTTACTTTGGTAAGAATGAATCCTCCAACACCAGGTCATCTAGAAGTTATCCGTAATTTAATTATGGAAGCTATATCAAAAGGTATTGGTAGAATTTTTGTAATTTTATCTAAAACAAACGATAATAATGAAGATCCAATTCCTTGTCCAGAAAAAATTCATGTATTAGGTACTCCTGACAGAAGTGATCAAACAATGATTAATAGTTTAAAATCTCAAATGATGTCTGAAACAACTAATACAACCGAACAAGAACTAATTCGAACTATGAGAGTAGAACTTATATGTGTTCCTGATACAAAAGGTGCCACACCGTTCTCTGTTATTATGAATATTGTTGGTTCTTCACAGTTTAGGCAAATACCAGATATAAATCTATTTTTAATTATTGGTGATGATAGAATTAATATGGTAGATTCTATTACACAAATAATGATGAAATCATTTCCAAATGTGAAATCTGTAGATTATAAAGTACTGGGAAGAGAAGGAATGACTGAATTTAAAGCATTATCAAAAGATCCTACCCAGTTATGTACAATGGATATGACTAAAATACCGGCATCTGCTTTATCCGCCTCTTTTGTAAGAAATGTAACAAGATCATGTCCTCGTGATAAATTTATAGAAATGTATAGTCCTTATTTAGATAGAGATCAAATTCCTGCATTATATGAATCTATAAAAAGAGGAATAGAGGGTCTTCCAACAAAAACTAAAAAGGAAGATGCGGTAAAACCATTAAAATATAGTTATCCATGGATTAGAGGTAGTGAAGGTGGTAGAAGAAGAAAAACTAATAAAAAAATAAGAAGCAAAAAAAGAAAAACAATGAGAAAACGAAGAACTATTAGAAGACGGTAAACTATTTAAACGCAATATAATTCAGGTTTTCTTTCATCATGTTCTATTGTAACTAATTCAGTAAATAATGTGGGATTCATATTACCATCATCTAGTGCAACACTTTTTTTTAATAATTTATTAAAAATTGTTGTATTCATATAAATATCTTGATGTTTATAGTCGGTTGTAAACCTCTTTTTAAATTTTTTAATTACTTCATCTAAAATACTATGCGGTTTGGGTTTAGTTTTTAATTCATCTAAAAGAAAAAACACAGCACGACTAGTTTCATTATTACCGCCAATAATAATTCTACAAACAGTATTGCCATTATATCGAATAATTTCCTTCGTTGTTTTTAAGATATCTTCACCTGCTCCGGCGTATGATACACCCAAATACATACCATGAAATTTCATACTATGTGAATTTTTTTTAGTTTTACTGCGTATATTACAAATAACCTTTTGAGTTTTTTTTATATTTTTACAAGTAATAGCAACATACTCAAGAGTATTATTTTTATCATCAGGGTGATAATATGAATCATCGCCGCTATTTGTTGTAAATGGTAAAAGCGCAATTGGATCACCATTTGTAACATACCTTCTGAACATTATAATATTTCTCTCTATATAATTATTAAACTTATCAATTAGATGTTTGTTAAACACCCGCGGACCACCAAAAGTGACACATGTAATTTTGATTTTTGGATTTTGTTTAACTAGATAGTATGAAAATATTTGACTACAACCTCCACCAAGTGAATGACCACTACTAAGGAGTTTGTAATTTTTATTTTTTAAAAATGTTGAAGAGAGAAAATGTATCGATTCTTTAATTGTATAAAAAATCTCTCCTACTATTTTAAATATACCTAATAATAAACCATCTGGACTTTTTTTACATAATTTATATGGGACAATGGATGTAAATTTTAAATACGCAAGTGCACTTTTAATAGAATATGTACCTCTAAACACTATAGAAATAGTGTTTGTTACTTTATCGGCTATTATATATACACTTGAATAATTTGATGTTGAAATAGATATATATTTTACATTGGATGAATCATCACTTTTATGTATCAAATTTTTTTTTGTAATAGTATTTATTTTTTTGTTAATTATATCAATATTATTTACAATAGGTTCAAAAATGTTTTCATCTGAAATATCCTTTATTTTATGTAGTTGTGTTTTTAGTTCAGGTATTTTAAATATTTCATCATAATAATGTAAAAAATTTATATTATTCATATAGGACAATCTTGATAAAATACTTGAAATATAACTAATTAATGGTATATCCATAATATAAAATAATATAATATAATTATATAAATATTATTATATTAAATAAATAAAAATGACAGAAGATGATAATAAAATAATAAATATAATACTAAAATGCCCTCATTGTGATTTATTTATGGAAATAGAGCAATTAAATTGTAAGATTTTCAGACATGGTATTTTGCGTTCAAATGGAAAACAAATTGATCCACATTCTCCAAAGGAATTGTGTGATTATTATATTAAACACGACAAAATATATGGTTGTGGTAAACCGTTTAGAATAGAGAAAAATGGTGAGGAGTATATTACAATAATTTGTGATTATATTTAGATTTTTTTACCCTTGAAGATTTAAAGGTGTAAAAAAATAATATAATAATATATTATGGATAATAAGACAAAAATTAATAAAAAAATATATAAAAAAAGTAAAACTAGAAAAAATATAAAATGCTGTACATTTATCCAAGTATTTTGGGATTTATTGATAAAATTAAGAACAAAATATATATTTGGATTACCAGGAGGAACATTAGATTTTTTAATACAAAAAATACCTTCAAATATAAAATGGATTAATTTACATAATGAAGTGCAAGATGGTTTTGTTTCACAAGTATATGGAAGTTATACGGGTGATACAGGTATTTTATTTTTATCACCAGGACCAGGGTTTACAACAGCAATATCTTCATTATACAATGCTCTTAAAGAGTCTAATCCATTATTAGTTGTAACTATGTTTGATAATAATACAGATGTATTTGATTTTCAATCTATTAATGTAATAGATATATCAAAACAAATCACCAAAAATGTATTTATTATAAATAATTATAACGATATTTATAAAATTGTTGAAGCGTATACAATTTCAAAAAATCAAATGACAATATCAATCGTATTAATAAATGTTAAAATGGTTAAAAGTAATAATTATTATAAAAAAGCAAATATTTCAACTATAAATAATATTATTGATAAGTCAAATATAAATATAAATTCTAATAGAATTATTAAAGTTCTACAGCACCTGAATAATACAGATTTTATAGTAATATTAGGTAAACTACCAAAAAATAGTTACAACACCATTATAAATTTTATAAAAAAAAATAATTTACCATATGTAACAACGTGGAATGGAAGATTAATTATAAAAGACACAATTTATTGTGGAAGAATAGGAACCTTAGGAAATCATTCGGCAAATTATGCTTTATATAATTGTAAAAATTTATTTCTTATCGGGGATTTTTTTTATTTAACATCAAATTACTTTAAATCTAAACTAGGTCTTATTTTTGAAAAAAACAAGAAGATATTTACATTATCTCACAGTAAATATAATTTGAAAGGCGGATCATATACATCATTTTTAATAAACAATTATGATGAAATACTTGATAATTTATATATAAATTCAAATAAAGCATTATGTGAACGTTTAATAAAATCAAACCAAATATTACTTGGTAATTTACAAGTTAAAAGTAAATTAGAAAAGTATGCATACTCTACTTCAAAGGTTTATAAAGAAAATGAATTAAATATACCTATTGCTTGTGATGTTGGTAATAATTGGTATGCTATAGGAAAATATATGGACATAACAACACCAGGAACTTTTGAGTCAAGTGTTAGATGGGCGTCAATTGGTATTGGTTTAGCAAATGCACTAGGTATGTATTATGCAACAAAGAAACCAATATGGTGTTTTGTTGGCGACGGTGCGTTATTATGGTCTTCATCAAACTTACTATATTTGTTAAACAATCCGCATTTACCAATCACGGTATTTATATTTATTAATAACTTATATGGAGCAGTATGTGAAACATTTGAAATAATGAATATTAATAATAATGTAACCGATATTTTACCAGATATTCCTATTTTAAAATCATTGCCTAATTGTCATATATTTTATGACGAAACTAAATATTATAATTATTTAAGTAAAAATCATACTTCTAACCAGTTGCGATTTATTATTTTAAATTTAGGAAATAATTGTGTTAATAGTAATGTATATGAAATAAATATTAATAAAGAATATATTACACAATTAAAACAAGATGATTTTAATAATATAATTAAGAATAAGGAAGTTATTATTTCTGAAAAAATATAATTTAAAAATACAAATCAACAATAACAGGATAATGATCAGAGTTGTAAGAACCGCAAAATTCCGGATATTTATGATAAAAAGTTACATCAGCAATATTTTTTTGTATTCCGCTAGTTACTAAAACGTGGTCAATCATCGAATAATCTTTGCTTGATTGTGTATTACAATTATTATCTGAATCATACCAATCACTATATCGTTCAGTTTGTTGAACATTTTCAGCAACACTAAAAAGTTCATATTTTCCAGCGTAAGTACCAAATTGTCCCTTTAATATGTTAAGCACTTGAGATGTTGGTTTATTACTATTTACATCTAAAACTTCACCATCAAAGTCATTAAAGTCACCTAATATAATTACTTCATAATCACGTGAAATATAGTCGACAATAATAGACTGTAGTACGGATGCTTGACCCTCTCTTTGAGCACATCGTGAAGATTCTGTAGGAATAGCAATTAAGTGTGCCGATATAAAAGCAATATCCATATTATTAAAATTGAACTCAGTAATATAGTGCTTACTGACTCCAGTAGAACCAGTATCTGTATATCCGCATTTGGAACCAGCAATAGGATAATTGAATTTTGCGTCAGTTCTATAGAGTGTTTTAATAGGATCAACACGTGTTAACATGCCGACATTTTGTCCGGTACTTGTATCGGTTCCTTTTAACAAATATGGATTATAAGAATTATCCAAATTGCTTTTTAACATGTTAAGTTCATCACATCCTTCAATTTCACAAAAATTAATGATATCTGGGTTGATATCCTTAATAACGTTGGAAACATATGTCATATGAGTATTAGCGGCGCTCTGATTTTTCCATGTACATCCACTACCAGGACAGTTTGAAGAGCTATAATAGTCTATAAAAAGCCACTCAACATTATATTGAACAAGTCGCAATTTATTTTTATCGGTGCGTCTATCACCACCTGGAGTTGTAACCAGAGGGCATTCAGTGTCCGAAGCAAAAACCATATTAGCGAAGAAGGTTAAAAGTAAGAACCATTGTAACATTACTTTATAATAATTTAACAATAAATATAATAAAAAAAAAATAATCCAACATAAATAAAAATGAATTTAAATATATAATTACATAATATAATATATAATATCATTAATGCTGCCACAAATCACAAACAAATTATTAAGTAAACAATCTGATGCAAAAATTTTCCCAGAAATAGAATATAAATTACAGTTTGACGGTTGTAGTAAAAAAAATCCTGGTTTAGCAGGTGCAGGAGCAGTTATTTATAAATATAGTAAAGAATTCTGGTGTGGTAAATTATTTGTTAGTGAAAACGCTACAAATAACTATGCGGAGTATTCGGGACTTATAATCGGACTTGAAAAAGCAGTTGATTTAAATATTAAAGTGTTACAGGTTGAAGGTGATAGTTTGCTTGTCATTAATCAAATGACAGGTAAATATAAATGTAATTCGCAGAATCTAATTGATCAGTATAATAAGGCGAAAGAATTAGCAGCAAAGTTCGACAGCATAAATTTTGTTCATATTTTTAGAAATAAAAATGTGCGTGCGGATGAATTATCGAATCATGCGGTTATTGAATATATTACGGCAAACAATATATAGTATTTTAATATTCTAATAACTGAATTCCAAATGTCTTATTGGGTTTATATTTTAATAAATCTAATTCTTTTTTAGTAGTTGGAAAATCCTTGACGCCATAAATATCTTGTAACATGAGCCATTCAAAAAGACCGCCCGTATAAATAAAAACATTGTAAAAACCAAGTGAAGTAAATTGATTATATTTTGTATATATTTTTTCATCATTGCAATTTTTACCGTAAACTATAATTTTGATTTGTTTATTACCATTTTTAATTAAAGTGTTAATAAATTCTTCTTCTTGGTTAATATTAACTGTATTTGGTATTAAACATTCCTGGTCTTTTTCAGATAAGGTATTAATTAATAATAAATTACCTTTATTTTTAATAACAAATTGTATATCTTCATAACTTATTTTTTGTATTGTTTGTGAATTTCCCATTACAATATATTGACACGTATTTTTAAATATTTAAACACAATTATTGTTTAAATAAATATTATACCTTTAGATATTTAAAACGCTCATTTTATTTCTATAATGGATACTTCTTTGGAATGATAATTATATAATTTTATAGGATTATATTTTTTTAATGGAAGATATTTACAACTTAACGGTCTAAATTCACCATTTAAAATATCTGTATTATCTTGTGTTTGATTACAACAATTACATATTAAAATGTATTTAAATTTTTTATTTTCAACCAAATAATCTAAAAAGGTATAAATATTATCTAAAGACCAATGTTGTATAACATCTTTCAAAATACATAGTTCTCCATTTATAATATTTTCTTTATTATTACAAAAATCTAAATTTATAAAAGAATATTTAGGTAATGAGTGTTTTTTTGAGTTATAATCTATTACTTTTTTATATGTATCGTAACCAGTATATAAAATATCTAAATTATCGTATATTATTTTTCCACAAATAAAATCTCCACAACCTAAATCAACAATATTTTTAATATTATTACTAATTATAAATTTTTTCAAAAAAGGAATATAAGTACCCGCATTATAATTTAGAGTACTCCCACCACCACTACTACCACTATATTCAGCAATATTGTTATTACCCCACAATTTTTTTTCATACACATTTGTAAAACATTGTTCCATTTTATATTATAAATATTATAATATAAATTATTTTACACAATAATTATGCATTTTAAATTTCCAAAGGTCTAAAAATCATCACGTTTTTAATTAAATAATTCATAAAAATCGCCATTTTTAAAGTGAAAAATTAAAAAACTAAATAGTCCAAATAGGACATCAATAAATAAATAAATCCAAGCGCATCTGTTTCCTATTATAGCGTTATAAGCGAACAAACCATATAATAACGCGTGAAACGGTCTCAAATTATTCCACCATATTTTGTCGCCAAAAACTTCCACACCAGTTTTACGTGAATCTGTTGCGAAAATATAAATAAATCCAAATATTGGTAATAACGCTAAATAACCTAAATATGGTAAGAATTTCATATCAATATTTTTCGCAATAATAACAAATAAAGAGCGTAAACCAATACATCCAATTAAAAATAATAAAAATCGTTTTTGTATATTATTCATATATATTCAATTGTTATTATTTATATTTTATTTTTGAAATTTATAAAAAACTAATGGAACTGAACTACAATTTCAACTTCCTCCTTCTTAATGCTTTTAGTTGCCGAAACTGATAACTCTTCTCTCTTCTTTCGTGTCTTGGAATTATCCGTAACCGCTTCCTTCTTTTTAGATGTACTATTTCGGTTATTCATATCCTTTTCAATAGTATCATAATTAGTCTCAATATAGTTAATCACCTTATTTTCAATCGCCCACTTGAAAAAGTTAAGTTGACCAATAGTAGTTTCAATACAAGTGTTATTTTTATACGGGATGCTGATTCTATCCCACCTGCAAAAAGGATCAAAACGTTTCTTCGAGTACGCTTTTAATTTTAATTTATAATCAAAGTATACCTTAAAACGTTTATCTCCGTCTGCTAAAATGGTATAATATTTTTTGGCGTAATTTGTTGCAAACCAATCAACAATTCTTAGTGAAATTTTAGAGTCACCAGTGATAATCTTTAACATTCGAGTTAAGTTACTCTCATCTTTATAAAAATCCATCAAATTATTTAGCAATAATTCATTTTGCGTTGTATAATTTACTGTAGTCATTATGTTAAATTATTAAACATGTTTAAGTAGTTTATTACAAAATAAATTAATATTATTATAAAAATAACAAATAAAAATTATTATAAAAATAACAAATAAAAACTCAGTATATAATATAAATGTCTGATTTTATGACTACTTTGTTTGGTCCTTTAAACAAGGAATGGTGTAATTATTTCCTTTTTATCTCGATGTTCATGTATGTTGTATTTATAATTGTTATATTTAGTGAATTAGTATTTGTTTTCAAGCACTTTAAAACACTAGATTTTAGAAGTATAATGCACGGATTATTTATGTTGGTCAACGCATTTTTGGCGTATATGGTGAACCGTTTGTTGTACACAATGTGCGCTAAGAGTCTTTAAACTTTTTACTACGCTTAAAAAATAATTATAAATTACCCTAAAATTATAATTATTCATTACTATTATTTTTAACACGATCACCAGCAGTATTAATTGGTTTCAAAAATTGGTCTCTAACAGAAACATCGTTAACATAGTTTGTTTCTGATAAAAATGGATTATTGCCTCTTTGTTGTAGAAGATCTCGGTCAGCAATTTTAAAATCCAATTCTTCTCTCTTATTCGAAATTTTAAAACCGTTTCCTGACAAACTTTGATTCAAAATATCCCAAGTATTTTCATCATGATTTAAAGCAGTTGAATATGCTGAAGTTTCTATTTCCTTATTAAATTTTTCTATATCCTTATCCGTTTGTTCTTTAAATATGCGCCTAGAACGTTCATAAGGTTCGCCTTTGGTCCATTTCCATTCCATTCTATATATCTATTTTATAAAAGTAGAGAGAATTATACTATTCTTTTTTAACAATACTCAATTGTTTTGTAAATAAAAACTTTTCATCGGTTCTGCGTCTTCGTTTTAAATTACAATCTAAACACGCTAAATGAAAATTATCCTTATTATGTCCTTTATCATTATCAATTCTGTCAACTGACCATTGTTTCATTTCCCGGGTTATATCATATAATACTGACATTTCACATTTACAATAACGACATTTCAATTCACATTCTATCATTTTATCAATTAAACAGTTAAAATCTATAAATACATCAAGTTCTAGTTTCTTTTTAATAATATCTTGCTGTTTATAACTGGATATTTTTTTATTTATCTCTTGTATTACGGTTTGTGTAATTTCATCATCTGATTTCTTTTCTAAATTCATGACAGAAATATCATTTATTATTTTCATTTGTTTATCATAGTTAAAATATTCTTCTGAAAAGGACCATTTTTTACTGACTTCACGTTTTTTTGGTTCTGTTTTTCTCTCTCTTATTAATTTGTTCATTTGATATTTATTATTTGTTCCAGTTATACTAATTGTTTTATGTTCTTCACTATCTAAAATATTATTGTTTTCCATATTTATACAAGTATACAAATTCTATATAAAATAATAATTTATATAGAACCAATATAAAAATAGGTCAATAAATAATATTTTTACAATTAATTATATAATTAATAAAAGTGAGTTAAACTCATCTCTATATATTATATATAAATGGAACTTGAAAATACTATAATCAAAGAGAAAGAAGAAGAATGTCTCGAACTTAAAAATATCATGTATAAAACAATGCTAATAAATGGTAACCCACTACCTGAAACCAAATCTGAAAAGGATTTATCAAACCTAGATAAGTTCTTAGAAAGTGAAAAAAATAATAATGTTAATGAACCATGGTGTAAATTAAATAAAACAATTAAAACAAAAAAGTTAGTAGATTTTGTAGAAAAATATAAGACAGATAATAATCTAGACCTAGAAGAAACAAAATTACTAACAACATTTTTGAAAGATTGTATTGATAGAAAAAAATTACAACGGGTTAAGGATGTAGTTTATGATAAAACTACTGGATCCATAAAGGAAATACCTGCGCTCGCTTATACAAAATCAAATAAACATTTTACTTTGAAAAATATCGACAAACGTATTTCTACATTAAAATCTTTGGCGCCAAAAAAAGGTCAAGGTACTATAAAGAATAAGAATAAAACTAATAAAGATGATGATTCTTCATCAGATAGTGATAATTAATCTATAATCTATCAAATTTACAATTATAAAAATAAAATATGGATATTTATATATAATGCCAGATTATGCTCGTTCAAATTTAGCAAACACAATTTTTGGCAGCAAACTCCAAAGCGGTGGAAGTAAACCTTCCATTTTCAAAACTAACATATCTAATTTATTTAACTTGATAACCAGTAAAAAAGAACTGTTCATTATGATTTTTGCAAATTTAATTGTCCAAATTGGCATTACATATTATGTAATGGAAAAAACGAATATTGGACCTAATAATAAAGATACAAAAAATAAAATTACTTTTCTGAGTTTCGTACAAATTGGTTTGATTTTAGTGTTAGGTTTAGTTCCTATGCCATCGTGGTTAAAATTCATAATATTTTGTGTATTTTCTGCTATTTGGGGTTATATGTTTTCCAGTGTAAGATCAATTGTCGGCGAAGAGAATGTTAAAATGGCTATGATGGGTACTATCAGCATTTTTACATTAATGTTTGCGTTTGGTGTCGGATTAATATTATCTGGAATACGTCTCGGATATAAATTCGGACTAATGTTGTTTTACTCATTGTTGACTTTGATTATTTTTAAAATTATGCAAATATTTATTCCAACATCATCGTTAACTAAAAAAATTCTTGTTATTATTAGTTTGTTATTATTTTCAGTATACATTGTGTATGATACAAATAGTATACTTCAACGTAATTATAATGGCGATTTTATAACAGCATCAATGGACTACTACTTGGATATATTAAATATTTTTTCAAGTTTGTTATCTTTTGAAAGAGATTAAACTTTTGTACCGATATAAAACCTTAAAAATCAATATAAAAACTACGCTTCATGTATATATAATGTTTCAATATATACATGAATTAGAAGAGTTGGAAGACATCTTAAACACATTAGTAT